TCCCATAACTGTTTACCTAAAACAAGAATTTTGGGAATGATTTCCTCACTCTTTTCTCGCGACCCGCTAAATACAAATTGTGAACAATCTGAATACTCGGCTTGGATTTCGCGCATCCGATGAAACACATAATCTAAGTTGAATTTTTTATACCCCCTATGGTTTTCTCCCCACATATCTCCAAATGCCGTTTCCACTACTATGAATAAGAAACACCCCATTGATCTGCACCTTTCTAATTCTTTTACAAATCTATTATAACCATTTGTTACAGTTGCACAGAAGTCCTGGTATGATTTCCTATCCACGAATGTATAGTCATATAAATCTCCTCCAACTGCGTAATCTCCCACATCCAGCTTAAGGCACTCAGAATTATTAAAATGAAGCGGCTTTTGCTCTCTCGTATCTATAAGAACAAGAGTGTCTGAGTAATCTTTTTCAAATTCATTTGGTAGTTGCTTGCCTAGCATAGGCACCATGTCAAATTGCTGGCAAGCTTCGCGGTAGCTACCAAAAACGTCTTTACATATCTCTAAATCGGGTAACTTGGATGTTTGTAGATACAGGGCGGGAGGCCCACCCGATAGCCCCTTGGCTTCTATTTTTTCTTTTAAGTTTTTTGTGATAAATTCTTTTGCCTCATCAACGGGTGCTGTAGAGCACCATTTCCTCATGTTCCGTTTGTTGATAAATTCACTCTCGAAATACTGCTTGTATTTCTTAAACGGTATAAGCTCTCCTGTGAGCTTGTCTTTTCGGGCATAATTCTCTACATAGTAATCTCCAAGGTATTTACCATGTTTCTTTATGTGTGCGTGTAGACTCCTTAAAGAATCAAATGAATCCCCACACTCTTTACAATCATAAGACATCTTGTTGACCAATTCCTAAAACTCTTGCTTTCCACTCTGCCATCCCCTCTAATCTTTCGGCTTCTTCCTTTACTGTTTCCTTTTGCATCTCTGCTATTCGCACCATCGTCTTTCTTTCCTCTTCCTCTTGGAAAAGTTGGACAATAGAGAGAAACGAAGCGTTTTCTTTTTGCATTTTCTTCATTCTCTCTCCACGGTCACCTTGGAGCTTCTTCGTGAGGTTTTCGATGCGAGTTTCGCATTGGTGATACTCCGAACTCTTTGCTTTGATGATTTCCGCAAGACGCATAGACATTTCCGCCTGTTCGTCTGCCACATCAAACATATCGTTCAATTTGTTAAGGTGAGCACTCACCACCTCCAGATTAATTACCTCCTTGCACACATTTAAATATAAATTAATCTCATCAGCCGTCAGATCAGGCTTGTCCCACGTTAAGCGTATAAACTCATGCTCAAACAATACTCTGTCCTCTTCACCAAGGTAATTGTTAATGATTTTAAGAAATCTTGAATTTGACAGATTAACCATAAGTCTTTCGACACAAATTTGCTTCTGTCTGTTAATTTTGGATTCTTCCAACCCGATGCCTGTGGCATCATTGATTTTCTTGATGATTCGGGAGGTAGCCTTCGGTGGAATGTATGTATTCAACGCCCCGCTATCTTGAGAGGGCATAATGTCAGGATTGACATTTCGGATTTCCGCAAGCACCGCTCGCTGTTCCGCACTTAGTGGTCTCACCTGTCTATCAGGGAAAACGATTCGGGCAATATGCAAGGAAGACAAACCGTCCTTAGCTTGGTCGAGTATAAACTCTACTTGCTCTGGGGTGAACTCTATAGCTTCGGCAGGTGGTCGGTTTGTCGTCTGGTATTCTATAGCGTTGTCTGCCAAAAACTTCCTAACAGCTCGCCCCTCCTTAGAACGACCATCTAAGTCCTTCCTATCGAAACATTGTCGCGTTAAATCAATCAGATCGGGAACCTGAGCGGCATTTTCCCGCAAAAAACTTTTCTGTTCTTCACTCAGCTCCATTTCCTATAATATCTTGGTCTTTTAAGATTTCTAAGGCTATCTCTAGAAACTTTTTCTTGAGATTCTTAACTTGGCGGTATCCGAGCTTACTTTTTTGAGGTGATATCTTATATCCCATAAAACGAGCGACATCCTCCTCTGTCTTGTCTTCAAAATACAACATGCGGTAAGCAACGAAGTGAGTCCCACTTAACTTGATTTCCATATGGACATTGAGTTTTTTTAAAGAAGATCCGAAATCAAAATCTTCATAAGGTCTCCCTTGCACCTCTTGCGGGAAGTCTTCGGTGGATAAAGGTGTTTTGAGTTCTAGCCCTGATTTTTTGGACTTCTCCCACTTTCTGTAAAGGCTACATGAGGAGTCTTGCCTATTTGTCTTGGTTACAGAACACCTTTCTCCCAAAGCAAATTGACAGCTATTACAAGGTCTTACATAGTTCCCGTAATGGTTTCTAATCAGGTTCCGCATCTGGTTAGAGATGATGCGCCCTATCCACGGTTCAAGTGGACGCTCCTGATCCCACATATGCCATTTTTTGGATATGTGTAATTTTATTATCTGTGCTACGTCTTCGAAGTCGAACCACTTAACAGCATTCAACCTCCACTTGTAACGCTGTTTGCTAATAGCGGCATCTATGATGTCCGAAAAATCTTCGTAGGTGTATTCACCTTTCTTTTTTCTTTTCATCAATAAATTCATTAATTGAGCGAGCCCTTTTACTCTTTGTGTAATCGGAGGGAGCTTGCTCCCCAATTAATGAACCTAAAGTGACGGAATTTTGTTCCGTGCTATATTCAACTTGGAAATCAGCAATATGAGGGACAGATGTCGCATCTGTCTCGTCCTCTGATAGCATTACTGACTTTTCAACCGTAGACGCTTCCGCAGCTACATTAGTTGTGACACTCATGTTTAGTTGTTGCCCACACTTTCCACAAAAATTTGGTTTCGCATGGCTATAAGAAAGTTTACCTCCGCAGCTATGACAAAATATATGGCTCATTATTATTTATATATAAAAATTAGGGTTTTTCAAAAATAAACAAGATCGTGGTCCTGTGAGTATACAAGCTGTTCGCCGCTGTCGCGTTGACGCTTTCTCTTGGTTATATACATATAATATTACACAGGTTTATATGTTTCTAATTTAGAAATGATAAATTTTAAAATTTTGCTACGAACGATGTCGCTGCGAGTGAACTTAAAAGAATGAATTCCGTTCTCCGCAGAGTCTTCACACCCAAATAAATCAAACATCTCCCCGAACCCCGTTTTTCCATTAATATCGCTTTGCATGAAGTCTCCGCAGATAATTAACTTGCTGTCCTCTCCGATACGAGTGATTAACGTAGTCAATTCTTTAAAGGTAAAGTTTTGAGCTTCGTCTGCTACAATTAGCTTATTGCTCCAGTTCGCTCCGCGAAGAAAGTTTATTGGGATAGCTGAAATGCGCCCTTGCTGTTTAAGAAAGGCAGTATCGCCCTCGAAAACTATTTCGCTCAACTTATCATACAAAGGCATCGAAAAAGGATCAAACTTATCCGTTATATCCCCTGGAAGACTTCCCAACCCTTTGTCCGCGCTTTCTGCGATACTCCTCACATATAATAACTCCTTAGTGTTATCTTCTGCCAAAAGTCTTAGACACCCATACAGAGACATGTATGTCTTACTCGATCCTGCTGGACCCGACACAAAAAAAACCTTAACCGTAGGATTTAAAAGGGTTCTAAGGAATTTCCTTTGTTTCGGCGTAAATTTAAATTGTCTTTCTTTAAATTTAATGGAGTGATGAAAATGCGGCGTTAACTCAATATTAGACAACTCTTTACGTGCCATCAGAGATATTTACACGTAAACTACAGTTTAACCTGTTTTATTGTCGCTTGGGTAGAAACAGTGTCCCCACCTGCTACCCCGTATGTCTCATTCAGAACTCGCGCTCCTGCGGAGAATGTAATTAAATCCTGTATCACAGGGGCCGTAGTCCCCACCCCACAAAGATTAACTGTAAGAGTATTCGTTAGCTTATCCCCGCTTAACCCAATTAAGCTTTCAAGACCAGTAGAGGCAACAGACATTTCTTCTTCGACACCATCCAATAGCATCGTGTCTGCGTTGATGGACCCAAGTTGATAAATCGGGGTTCTGAAGTATCTCCTGTTAAAACTTATATTGGATTGAACATCATTTAAAATGTTTGCATTATCACTAACCCAAGAGGTATGCCCATAAACTACATCGTTACTCGAAATAGGAATCTCTGCCCCCCCATAAGGACTCGTGTCTCCCGAAATCTGCTGCTCCGTAGGGGGAGCTAATGAAACAAATTTAGCAGATAAAGAAACAGGCGCAAAAGGCTCTATGTTAACAGATACATCTGTCGCATAACATTTATTAAATTGGTTATCCCCGACTTTAATAGTAACATAATCATCTTGGTTATCGTCCGCTAAAAAGTCAAACCCCGACACCAGTCCCGCTTGAACCAAACAATCAACAGAAATGTCCGCAGTCAACGCCCCACCAAACCCAAATTGGTCGTCAGATGCGATTGTGCTCCCAAGCTTTCTTTTGGGGCTGTGAGTTGTATTGTAATTTACATCCACTCTTGTGGTTGGCACATATTGATTAGTCTCAGGAGGAACCGATCCCCCAGCTACCCCTATACACACAGGAAACTCGCTATACCTTAGACTCATTTGTTTCTATTACACTAGTTTCACTGGTTGCCTACCACCATTAACCCAAAATTCGCCGTAGCATAAGATATCCATATCACGCCCCAACCATAATCCTTCTTCATAATATACGCCGCCCCCACAACCGCATACATCAACCCCGCCACCAATGGAACAAACCTCGTAATAACGTCTAACACCTTTTTTATTATATAGGGG